AGCATATTAAAAAATTGTGTGTTGTAGTAAAGAGTCTTGCCATCAGTTGCCGCAGTAGGGCACCAAGTGTCACAGGTTTTAACAGCCATTCGTGTTGCCATGTTACCAAAGAACGGATGTCTAAGTAACAGACCTACACGGGCTATAATTACACGATCGTGTACTTCTACTTGCATAGTAGCAAGCTCTTCTGGTGTAAGATCTTTGGGTGTAAAGCCTTTAGTTTCGATGCTCATTGCCATGTTCTCCTTATTACTATACATGTATTATAGCATTGTTCTACTACCTTGTCAACCGAAATGGATAGGTAGGACGCCTAAACGCCCTACCACACATACTAGCTATTTGCGGCTTGTATGTACTTACCAAAACGCTCGTGGAACTCATCAAAACAGTCAACTTCATCTGGATCGATTGGAAGTTGATATTGTGTAATAGCAAGGCGAATGCCCATTACAACTAGTTCTGTTTCAAAGTTATCCATAGCAAATCGCAGGAAGTTACTAACTTTTTCATCAAACTTTTTATCGCCTTTATCTGATGCTTCTTTTAGCTCATAACAGAGTGAAACTGTTAAGGAATACATGGCACTGATTTCTTTAGTATTCAGCTCTTTTACTTTTCCTGCAAGTATATCAGTTGGGTTAGGCATGCTCGAAGCAACTTTGCGATGAGCCATAAACTTGACAGCCAAACCTTCTCCAACTGAACCACTAATCAAATCAGTGGTTGTTTCATCGTCGTCGTCCTCAAGTAGTTCAGATACAAAAGACCATGAACGAGGCGTAGCAAAAGCTCGACTAGGTGAACGCGGATCAAAGTCGTAAAGGTCTTTCTTAGCAAAAGTAAGATAACCTACTACGTCTCTGTGTATATCGTTATTAACTGCCCACTGGAACCAATCGTCAAAATCAACACGTAGTTCTAAGTGAACAAAGCGGTTAGCCAACGGTGCTGGCATTTTATATGTAACACCTTTATCGGCGTCACGGTTACCAGCCGCAACTAGCAACACATTGTCTGGTAGCTTGTATTGTCCTACACGACGATTAAGAATTAACTGGTATGCTGCCGCTTGTACTGCTGGCGCTGCCGAGTTCATTTCATCTAAAAATACAACTACAAAATCAAACTGTGCCGCAAACTCTTCTGTTGGAAGTTCTGCAGGAGGTGCCCATTTCATTGTATTATCCTGTTCGGAGTAATACGGCATGCCCTTAATATCTGTTGGATCCCATAGTGACAAACGAATATCAATTAAGTGTGCCTTACCTAACTCGTTTGTAATTTGCCCAATAATGTCAGACTTACCAATGCCTGGAGGTCCCCATAAAAATAATGGACGCTTCTTCTTAAAAGCACGTTTAATGCTCTTCTTTGCTCCATTTGGAGTTACTTGCCTTGTTACTAAACTTTCCATCTTGTATTCCTCATTAAGTTATCAGTGCCTAGCTTTAAACTATACATATATAATAACATTACTGCGGTAATATGTCAACCTTTATTTTGTCTATTAAGTGCCTTTGTTATACCGTACTTACGAACGTCTCCGGAAAAGAGACTTATTTCGACTGCCTTCCGTTCGTCCGTTACAACCATGCCGCCTCTTCCTAACCACCAAGGACAGTCTATAAATTGGTCTAGCCATATAATAGAATTTGTTGTTAAGCTAAAGTCTTTAGGAAAAGGAACATCAAACGTTGCTAACTCTACATCTTCAGTTACTACCCTGATACCTTCATCAGTAAGTCGTAACCCGCCTGTAGCTTTAACTCGTGTGTTCTGCCACCATATAGGAGTATACTCTTTTAGGGTAGCTTCGGTAATAGCAATGCCTAACTGTTTTAAGAATATTTTAGTATATGTTTCTTTCCAGTTCATTCTTCAGTAACTACTTCGCCGATAGTAAGTTTATGTACAGCAAAGTCCTCGCAATTAAACATATCATTTAACTTCTTAGCAAGGTTATGTGCATGTCCTGGATTTGAGAAAGAGACCTTTTTGTATTTAGGTCCCGGGTAATTTGTAAGTATGTTAGAGCTTTTTAAGTTAAAGGGTTCATCTTTATAAAACACAGACCAAATAGCTTCAGCAACTAATACTTGCTCGCTACGATATGTTTTTTTGTTAATGTGCTCTAAAATTACAGTTGGTTTTGGCCTACTCATATATGCGTTCCTTTTAATTAACTACGTATATATTTAGCCTTTTTTCATTAAGTTAGTAGTTTACTTCCAGTTAGTCCCGCCATTTAACTGTACTTCTATTACTTCGTCTGTACTTGATCCTGCATTTTCTTTAACAAACAATTCTAAATCGCCGTGTAATCTAGACATTACAATGCCTAGTGTATATGCAAGATTCTTTGCCTGCGGCATAGTCAGCTTAACTTCTCGGGCTTGACTAGCCTCAGCACTTTTAGTCTGTTGGATAAAGTTTTGTATTGCACTAGTGTTTAGTGGTTCACTTTGAGTTGACACGTGACAACTCCGTTCGCATTTCAATATCTGTTTTAAACGGTCCTCTAAAGTCATAGCGTTCAATAGTAATTAGTTTAGGACAAAAGCTCTTAACCCAGCCCTTTTCAAATTCAATACAGTAGTGACCTGCGCAATAAAGACTCTTGCTCTTATTGCTCTTTGTAAACAATGGTAGCTTATTCTTTAAGTCGTACATAGGATTAAACGGAACACAACTAGTCGGATAGCCATGACAGTCTTTTTCGCCTTCTTCTGGAGCATCTCCAGCAGTCCAATTGACTTTGCCTACGCTGTTTATTAACTGATCAAAACTCGAATATACTTGCACACCGTCACTGCAACTATATGTATAACATTCTTCATTTGCACTTAATGTGCCTACCTTTGTACCGTTTTCTTCAACGATCCAAAACTTATTTTTTAAAACTTCTTTTGCTTTTATTGTCATGCTGGGTACCTCGCTTGTAATGGTTCTGCAAAAATTGCCGCCTGGTCTGCAACTCGTTGCATGTCCCACTTAGCACAAAACTTCATAAGACGCATACCTACTTGTGTAATTGTCTTAGGAGTCATATGTTCTTCAACTACGTTATCAAGTATCTCTCTAACGTCTGCAGGTTGTGCAGTTAAGTCGCATAATACTACGTTACGCTGATAGTCATCAAGCACACGATGTTCAGCACCATTATGATCAGTCCAACGTTGTAGCATCATGTTATTCCAGTTGTAGCCTTTAGTGCCTTTGTCTTCATATGCTTCAATAAGACCAACCTTGTTTTTAGTACCTTTCTTACGTACACCAGGATAAGCACTAAACACGTTATCACTAGTATCACCACGCATACACTTTTCAAACAACATAAAGTCAGGATGCGGTGCAGGCTTAGGCTCTTGTGTCTTCTTATCAATAACTTCACTACCGTCATCGTTAAAGTAGCCTTCGTGCGTGATAGTTACATTAGCAATGCCATTGTACTGCCTACAGTTAGGACTAACAAGTTGTGCAAAGTCGCCGTCTGTACTAATAATAACATGATGATCATTAGGATGTGCTTGTACCCAACCTGCAATAAGATCATCTGCTTCTAAACGTTTGTGTTGCATAACAGTACAGTTAGTCTTCTCTGTAACAAAGTTCTTAAACTCGTCAAAGATCTCCCAAAACGCAGTATCTTCATCTGCTTGTGTAGGGGTTAGTTTATCACGTGCTACTTGCCTGTTACGCTTGTAAGGCTCGTAATAGTCTTTGCGCCAGCTACGACCTTCTAAGCAGAACACAACATGATCAGCGTTAAAGTCGCGCCATGCCTTTTTAACACTGTTAAGTGTAATGTGTAGCGCCATACCTACTTTAGTATCAATATCGCCACGTACTACATGCCGTGCTCTAAAGAAAGTATTTGCTGTGTCTACTAGAATGTATGTGCTCATATTAACCTCTATTGTAATTTATACTACTATTATAACATTGTTTCTGATTGCTGTCAACTAACTTCTGACTTACCTTTTTCAATCGGAACTACGTTAATATAGCCCATATCTCTATCAACTGATTCTGAACCTTCTTCTAAAATTTGCGACACAACAGTTTTAAACCACCCGTCTACAATTTCTTCATTAGTTTCACCGCTGTATCCTGCATCAAGTAGTTCTTCAATAAACTGATTGTTCCAGTCGATCTCAAAGAACCCGTTCTTAATGTTCTCTGGATTTACTTGTGTGTCAAGTACAGCAACCCATGCTTTACCGAGTCGAGTAGCTTCTTGTTTCTCTAAGTCCAAAGCCGCTCTACGATTTGTTTCTAACTCGTCAAACTCACCTTCCGGTGTTTGTGCAACTTCTTCTTTCTTACCTGTTAACTTATCAAACCATTTCATATTAATCCTTTCTCTCTTAATTCATCGTCTAAGGCTTTCTTTTTTATAGGAGCCTTCATTGCTGTTTCATGTTCATCGTTAATGTAATTGGGTGCCCCAGGCATTTCCGAATAAGCTGATGTGTAGTCTAGAACTTCCAGTTCTACCTTTTCTTTCTTTTTAAATAATGATGATATAAATTTAAACATACTTTAAGTTCCTATTGCATTACCAAACAAGTAAACATGTACACGAGCCGCTACGTTATAACCTCGTTTAAATGCCATCTCTGCTACTGCACCAGCACTAGCTTCTTGTTCTTCTGATCTTGCTCCTACAGGCATAACCCAAATTGGCCACATAACGCCTGCTTCTCTAAATTGTGCAATTACACCTTCCATTTCATCCCACTGTGCCTGATCAGCGCCAACTACAAACTTTAGTTGACCTCTTTTACTAAGTTTATAATACTCAGCTACATGCTCAGGCTTAATTGCTCTTTCAGCTCTTTCGCCTGCAACAGTCCATAACTTAGGACTACAGCTAAAAAATACTTCAGTGTCAATCCTATTAACCCATTCGCAAAACTCTGGCCTTAACTTTTGTGTGCCGTTTGTTTCGAATGTCATACTATCTGGAAGGTTGTTTTGTTTTAGTAGTTCGTCATATATCCCCACTACTGCTTGTTGACCAGTAGTCATAAGCGGCTCACCGCCTGTGATACATAAATGTTGACGTTGTTGACTTACTGGATGTAAAAACAATCCTTCAGGGTTACTATCTGTTCGGAGTGTGTCTATAATTTTGTTTGCTATTACTTGCGGAGTCTCTTGCCCCATAAGGCTTTTAAACTTCTTAGCCCAAGTATAGCTACTATCACAACCTTTGTCCCAAACAGGTAAGTCTTCTACTCTGTCTACACTAGATACATCAAACTCTTCGAACGGCAATTCGTATGTATCGCTGTTAGTTGGATCAATTTGTCCAAAGCCATTACACTGCAAATTGCACAAGAAGAAACGTATCCAAGCAGTTGGAACACCAGTGTAGTGTCCTTCGCCTTGAATACTGTGAAATATTTCACTGTAGTAATACTTCTTTTCTTTAGTAGCAACACCTCTTGCTCTGCCTGTGTTTGCAATCAATTCCATTATACCTTATCCCAACAAAAGCTAATCTGCTTTGTCCAAGTATTTAGACGTTCTTCAGTTAGTTCACGTTGACAGTCTTCATCTATAGCAAGACCAACAAACTTGTCATCTTTAACTGCATCGCTTTTTGTAAACGTATGACCTTTTGTGCTAGTAAACCCAATGCATTTTGCTCCTAACGGCTCAATCATGTTATATAACTTAGCCATTGCATCTTGATACAATGCAGGATACCCAACTTGATCTCCTAGTCCAACAAGTGCAACAGTTTTGTTACTCCAGTTTACAGTAGTCAAGTCATCCCATGCATCTATGTAATCTTCTTGCAATGCACCATAGTCCCAAGTAGGCGCACACAATATTACTTTTTCATATTGTTCTATAACGCCCACACCGTCTTTGATATCATGCAACTCAGATTCTTTGAATATGTCCCAAATAGTTTCAGCTATACGCTCACTGTTCG